CTGGATTCGAGTCATCTCAGTTTGGTACTTCATCTGTGATGCTTCACGCTGTTGCTCTACCTGCATTGCAAGTGGGTCAGGTGGAGCTTGCTGCGCTTGCTGTTGCTTCATGTCTACCAATGCTTTCATATCAAACAATGCTTTCTGATAGAGACCATCGAGTTCTTTGCCACCCTTAAACCGTCTGACTAGGTTCTGCATGAGCTCCATAGCAAACATGTTTAATGATGGGTATTCGGTAATCATTGCTCCCATCTGTTGGAAAAACTGACCTGTAGTAGTAAGAAGGTCGAGACCATCTTGCTTCTCTTGTGCTTGGTCGAGTGCAACCATCGAATCAGTAGCAATGTCTATTCTGTAAACTCGCTCTTCTGTATTTTGGATTGCTTGTAGGATTGATTGCTTTATCCCATCTGCTGCCATCATAGGAGCCTGTGGGTTTTCAGGTGTAGGCTCTGGTAGGTATGGTCTAATGAGCGAATCAATATCTGCACACTCGAACAATGTCTCTGGTGAAAACTGTTCTGCTATGATAGTGCCGAGTTTGTTTACTGCATCACTTACGAACTTTGCAAATTGATTTTGCCGAACAATGAGACCAAGGCTAGACCACTGGTTCTCTAATCTGTTTGCAGTTGCAGTCTTGTATTGTGCGCTTGCACCTCTAAGAAGGTCAGAGACTTTTAATGTTTCATATAGCTGCGCTAATGCTTCTGAACGTGCGCCTTGTAGAACGCTTAGTGTTTCTACATATGGTCTAATGTCATGGTACTCGATACCATTAGCTTGCCCACCTCTGCCCTTGTAGTTTGGCCAGTTCATAACAGGAATGAACTTGAGGTCTCCTTGCAGAAGGCTCTCTACTTGGTCACCCATTGTAGCATCGTAAAGAGCATTGGTACGGATAGCTTGTACCGTGGCTGCAATACGTGTGGTCATACGTTCAATCTGTAGTATCTGGTCTTTTGTGTGAACGTAGTCTGATACTGGTATTACAGAGTCAGGATCTATTGACTGGTTGATTGTCGAACACGGCCAGAAGCCTTCGTACTTGACCGGGGGCTCGCCTTCTTCGAGGACACTTTTGTCTCCTTTCTTTTGGAGCCAGTAGACTTTGCCTGTTTCTTTACACCAGATTTCAAAGAGCTCTGCTTTGCCTTCGTACTTTTCGGTTTCTTGATATCTATTACGTTTGATGACATCGGGGTATGAATCATATGAGAGAGCTTTAGCAACATCTGCGCCAAATTTACTCTCAGCTTCTTTACGAGAGAGGAACGCTCTCCTTGCTTTCCATTCAATTTCTGATTCATTTCTCGCATCTCCTGTTAAGAAGTCACAATACTGAACTGTATCGAGGATTGCCCGTTCTTTAGACTTCACCTCGATCTCCATTATGCCTATGGTCATGCCTTCTGGAGTTACAGTCAGTGTGGACTCATCACCTTCATACGGATTCCCCTGTGCATCTACTAAGACACCTTCAGGGGTACGGATAAGAGCAAACTCTACATTCTCTACAGCGAAGTCAGCTTCATAACGCGCCCATAGCACACCCCGTCCTGTGAGTAGGAATTGCAACGCTGCGTTATATCCTACGAGGTCAAAGTCAAAGTGCTCATCCATTGCGAACTGTGTGTTACGTTCAAGGACAATGGCACCTAGCTCGTGGTTGAGACCACCGACTCGTTTCCTAAGTGTTGCTTCTGCTTTTGGGGTAGATGAGTAGTAGGCTGGCATTAAGGTGTTTACGATGTACCACCAGACGTTAAGCCTACGTTCTGTATCTGAAAGGTCTTTTCTTGCCTTGTAGACCTGTATGGATTCTTTAGCTTCGTTGAAGAACTTATCGTGTAGGTTCTCTGAGGCTGATACCTGGCTGTGCCACCATGCACCGGAATACTTCTTTTTACTCTTGTATGCCATTATAACTTAGCTCTCTTTTGTTTGTTCCTTACCTCATTTACATAAAGCTGCAACTTCACCCGTCCTTTGTGGATGGTCTTAGGAGCTGGCTTCTCGTATTCCGAATCAAGCAATCTTTCTTTACAGAGGTATCTGAGGGCATCTGCTGCGTGGTCATCACCCGTAGTGTCTGCGTCCTCGTGATTCTTCTGACATAATTGCAGTGCTGGGAGTGATTCTATCAGATATGGGCAACTTGAGAAGATGTATAGCATCGGGGGGTCTGATTGGAGCCGTCGGCGTATCTGAGACCACCCCGACACCCTGTCATTATCCGCTCGTCTGAAGGATGGATGCTTATATTTTGAGAACACTGCATTGAACTGGTCATTGATGGAAGGTCCTCCATCTGTTTTGAAAATCGAGGGGTCTGCTACTGCTATCGGGTCTTCTCCTACCGATAAAGAGGCAATACGCTCTGCTTGCTCCTTGTTTTCTATCTGTGTGCCGTGGAGCTCTCGATATATGACAATGGCACCTCTTGGTATGGTTACCTCTCCTCCGTCGTCTGTCTTACCGGAGCTTATAGCACCCCATACGGCTGCAAAGGGGCTCCTGTAACCCCAGTCGAATCCTAGGTACCGTGGCCAATGCTTTGGTACATTAAATGGTGTAACGATATGTTTGGTGCTAAATTCAGGGAAGTATGAACCCTCGTGTATTTCAAAGTCACCTTCTAACCATGCTCGTACTAGCTCTGGTGAGCCTACCATGTGGAGTCGGTCGATATATTCGGGGTCATTGTGTAAGAGGATCTTATTATCTTGCACCCTACTCGGAATGTATATATACGGCACTTCCTTTCCTGTGCCGATTTTCCATTTAAGGAGTTCCCACCCTTTGGGAGCTGGCTTGATGAACTTCTCTTTGAGCCACCAGTGCCCCGGTCCCCCAGGGTTAAAAGTAAGGATCATCTGAATCTCTGTACCCCGTAGAGCACCAAAGAGCTTGAATATTGGGTCAGGTGAGGGGTAGTTCCCTGCTTCTTCTATAGCTGCATCGGACAGGTTTTGCCCTTGGTACTTCTCAGCATCTGAGTTATTGGCAAGTGGTCTAAAACGTAGCCGTCCCCCTCCTGCAAAGGTAAACTGCTTCTTTTGATCATTATAGTGAGCTTCTAGGGGTAGGTATATCTGCTTGGCTCTTTCGATAAGGTCATCTGCCTGTGGGAGCTCCTTTCGGAAGAATATGCCATTGAACTTCTCTCCCATGGTCTCGGCTTTAATAGCGAATTTACCGAGAACGCCGTCTGTTTTGCCTCCACCCCTAGCACCTCCATAGCCTATGAGTGGTAGAGGGCACTCTATCAGAGCTTGCTGTGGGCCTTCTTGTGGTGCCCATACGATGTTTTGTTCAGGCTTTGTCATCTAGGATTATTTTTACACCTCGATATAAAACATCTCGAAAACCAATAGTAGCCTTTGTTTCAGAGACAAATAATAATGGTCTTTGTTCTAATGTTTCAAATTCTAAAAGTGGTATTTTTCGTCCACAAATAAAGCATTTATATGCTGCTTCGTTTTTACACCGTACTTTTATGTGTGTATTGCACCGTTTACAAATTTTGTCTTCAGGCTTCATTCCGCACTCATTAAAAAGGGGGGCACTAAGCCCCCCGAACATGGTTATATTATGGCACCTACCATACCTAGTAGTGTTGCAATGTGTAGGATACCGATACCTGCCAGCATTGCGAGTAGGATGCCTGAGACTTTTTCAAATATTGCGTAAATCATTTTTGTGCTCCTTTTGGTGGTTGTACCTTAAACCGCTTTAATTCGATGCGATGTCTTTGAGTAGTCCAGTATGAGTCCTCCTCGTTGGGAGCTGACTTACCTGTAACTACTAGCCCGTTCAACGCTTCACCGAAGGCTCTCATACCTTCTGCGTCTGAACTGAGCAGAAACCGCCCTGTTTCGTCTCCTGCAAAGAGGTTCTCTCCGTTAAGGGTACAACCTACCCCCGTCAGACAAAACGCCCCTATGAGGCATAGCATTCCTTTTTTCATACGTTCTCCTTTCGTTTGTTAAAACCTTTATCACCTCGACCAAGACCGTGACCAAGACCGCGAGCGCAACTGCCATGTTCCTGTCCGAGACCTTGACCCCGATCTTGCCCACGACCACGACCACGACAACGCGCCCGCCCCCGACCTTGACCCCGATCTTGCCCACGACCACCACCACCACGACCGAGGCCCCGAGCGCTCGCATCCTGCTCTTAACTGTGCTGCTGTCATATCAACTCGACCCCGACCGCGACCGCGACCACGACCCCGACCACGACCACGACCCCGACCACGACAACGACCTCGACCACGACCCCGACCACGAATACGACTTCGACCACGCCCCAGACCCCGACCTCAAAGGCACTTCCAGCCCTTTTCTCAGTATTGCTGCTGTCATATTTGTTCTCTGGGCAAATCGTGGTTCCATTCGAAAATGTCTACCACCGCACCAATCGAAACCCGAACAAGCCCTTCCACTGGCTCTACTTCTAACAGCTTGCCAGTCTTTAATGCATCGCTGAATCTTCCAGTATCAGCTATCCAAGCTGCGTCTTTTAATACAAGGAACTTGTCATCGTAGGACACAACCCGTCCGGTGTGGTACATTGTCACAGTGCGAATGAATATTTTTTTACCAATCAAGTCTTCCATTTTACTTCTCCTTTCGTTTTTTTAACGCTAAAACCTTCCTTTCTACATCCTTTGGGTAGACTACATAGCCCCTAAGAGCTTTCGCCTCCCGTCTGAGGCTCCGAATCACTCGAACCTCCCTCATTATCCTTGCAACCGCTAGCTTCCTTGCCATCGGGTGTTCCACAACCTTTCCCATATCCTATCCTTTCGTTTTGTTTATTAGCCTTAGTTAAGAAGTCCTTCATAGCCTCCTCAACCATCTCACTAAAACTAACCTTTCTTTTCTTTAGCTCGGGCAGTACCGAGAGCCATAATTCAAAGTCGATATTTATGTTCGTATTCTTCTTCATTTTGCTTTACCGTTTTTGTCTACATCTACAATAATACCTTTCTGTAAATCGTGCAAGCCAATGTAAGCTTTTTGGTCAAAATTGCCTATGGAGTCCAAACGGAATTATACCTTTTCTCTACTATCGTTATATTTGAGTACAGCTGATAATACTTGTTTTCAAAGTTTTCCCCCTAAAAAGCCTACATTGCTTACATTGGGTACCCTTTTATTAATTATTCTCTATAGTTAAGTCATGTGGCTAGCTTACATTAGGGTTACATTGGGGTTACATTAGGGTTACATCGTGTTTTTGCCAATGTAAGCCCAATGTAAGGTCAATGTAAGGTCAATGTAAGCCTAATGTAACCTTTGGTTCTTCAACATTTTGATCCGATTTTTGGTATTTTTGCTTAAAATACCTCACCCCTTTTGGAGTCCTGTGACCGTACCCTTTTCGCTTGCAAATATTCCTCACGGTCTGAATCGTGTGTCCTGTTTCCCTAGCTAACTCCTTCCATATTGGACCCATCTCAGTGCTTAGTGCCGATGATTGCCCCATGTAGGTCTCCCACTCTACTAAGATGTCCTGCCTACATATTTTCTCGTATATCCCACACACTTCCTCTTCTATATCCAATGGTGCTAACTCTGCGTTCATAGCTTCTATAGCTGCCTGAGTAGCCTTGTCCATTTTGTGACCCCTGCTACATAGGTATTTCATCTCAGCTAGTACCTGCTTGCTCTCACCCATTGGGTAGCGTCGATTAATTCGCTCAACTGGTAGAATGATGAACCGCCTGTTAGCTCCAGGCTCTCTCAAAAGGTCGGCTGTATTACATGACCCAATGAAGCTGGCTCTGTTCTTCCTACGTTCTGCTTTCCTCTCGTATGCTCCTCGGAAGGTAAACGATTCGCCTGTAATGATACTCTTAATAAGCCCTGTGTCCGTTTTGTGCGTCCTATCAAACTCCTCAATATGAACACAGAGGGTGCTTGTGATAAGGTTTAGGGTGTCTGATTCATTCGCTTGTACGGTAAAACCTGTAAACAAGTGCTCAAGTCCTCCACACATTTGCTTAATAAATGTGTCTTTTCCGAGCCCTTGGTCTCCTAACAGAATGATAATCCTATTTTGAATGGTCGGATCTTGGCACCTTGCCCACATAGTGGCACCCCAAGTCTTTAAGATGTCCCCTACCATCTCTGTGGTGTAGCCTTGTACCTCCAGATTCTCAGCAAATACTTTAAGCCTCTCTAATCCGTCCCACTCTGGAATGTCTACCATAAGACTCGCTCTCGTCTCATAAGTGAGGCTCTGAATGTGGTCTTCTGCTGCTGATACTGACCAAGTATCCCCAAGGTCTCTGATTCTACTCCTAATCCGCCCCAACATGAGACTGCTAAGTAGTGGTGTCCATTTCTTCCTCACTTGGTCATAAACGTGGAGATCCTCGGTAAATAAGTCCCTCTTTACCTCTCCGAACATATCCCTGACCAGTGCTATGTAGTCATTTCGTTGCTTCTTTGGTTCTTTCTTTGATTTGTAAGCCATGCTACCATTATTTTAATACGCCCATGTCTTTGCTAAGCATAGGTGTTCCTTTTGTCCCCACCCTGCGAGGGGTGGGGTTTTATCCATCCTAGAACGTGTAATCATCGTCCTCAAACGATATATCTATATCGTCGAGAGCATTGATCATTGGCTCTTCCAGATTCGGAATGTTTTCTGGCTCCGGTTTATTTTGAGCTGGTGTTTTCCGTTTCGAGTTTAGCCACTGTCCCATCGAGTCACACTCCTGACCAGATAGCTCTGGTAGCTCGTGATCTAG